CCCAGCCATATTTGGTGGTTCATTCAATCGAATTTCCACCGGCTTGGAAGAATACCGAGACAAGTTACCATAACTATCTTCGGCGTACACAATGAGTGTATTGACCGTACCGATGTTACCTGGGAAGGTAACATCGGTATCGAGAGTTACTTCGACAGCTTGAGAAGCCGTAGGTACATCCACCTTAGTCGGAGTAGGACCAAGTTCATCAATATGATAATAGAATGCCACAATCTTTGCATCAGGCAGAAGGGCCTTAGCATGCAAAGAATACGTATGAGTACTTTGTTCACGTACAGAGTCCGGACCAGTAATGGTCGGCTGCGTGATAACAATGTTCACAAACTGCTGGGCAACTTGTTTTACACCAAGAGGCGTTGCAGCAATAGTGTCATCAGTAGCATCCAGGTGTTCCTGAGTAGTAGCCAAACGAGTGATGCCTTGCACAAAATGATTGGCAATAGGCAATTCACCAATGGCTGTCTGTTGAGCTCTGTCAGCCTCTGCCTTGGCGCGGTCAGCTTCGTTCTTTGCTCTATCAGCTTCCTGTCGTGCACCTTGTGCTTCCTGACGTACATCTTGCACAGCATTGGCTGCTACACCAATAATACGCGATTCCTGGAAGTTACCGGTGTCAGTAATAGACGTAATGGCATTAGACCCGGCCGTATTAACCAATGTAATATTGGTAGAACCAGTGTTAGTAATATCTGCCACCCATTTAGAACCGTCACCATTAATGGTGTTTACATACTGGGTACCAAGAGTCGCGATCTCCTCATGACGGGTATCGCCGATCGCATTAATACGATCAACTTCAGTCTGACCTTGGCCAGATACACGACTGACTTGGTTATTACCTTCAGCAGTAATTTCATTCTTTTTGGTTGCAGCCACATTACCAATTTCGGTAATCTGAGTCTGCCCTGCATTGTTAATAGCCGTAATCTGACCAGTAGCGGCAGCCTCAATCCTGGCTTCGGTATCACGCGCATCCTGTGCACACTGGCAAGCTTGTGTCTTACAAGTCTCAGCTTGTTCAGCAGCAGCAACAGCGCGCAAGGATGCTTCAAGAGCAATTTGGTTCTGCTCAAGAATATCCTGCCAATATTCTTGCGGATTCTTTTCAGATGTGACAGGCACAGTCATTGCACGCGAGCAGATTTCATCCAATTGCTGACAAATCATTGTCAGTTTGGCTAAAGCATCCTCGTGCGATTCCGCCGGAAAGTTGTCATATTGCGTGTACTGATGCAACTGAGTGATGGGCACATTTCGCACGATAGCAATGGTAGCACCTACTGCCCATCCAGTAGTACGCGTAAGAACACCACCTGCAGGATTTCCTGCACCAGTAATAGTATAGTGTTCTTTACCCAGGATTACGGCATCAGTATCCGGTTGACCAGGTTGGGCGTACCATACTTGAATATGGTTGTTATCGAGGAATGGGAATGAAATTGGGAAGTTGGTTTGAGAACCGTCCCAAACATAACGGTTCTTAAACACGTTATTGCTTACCAGCATTCTTCATCTCCTTATAGGCCTTATTAACCTCGTCAATGACAAGAAGACCTTGTTCTGCGACATCGATCATTTCACTATAAATTTGATCGACTAGTTGTCGCTTTTCATCTGCATCCATGTCTTCATTAAACTGAATCATTCTGACAGCTTTGCTCATGTTATTCAGAGAAGACCGTACGCCAGTAAACTGGCCCATAGGTCCGCTATTCATGAGTTCTTCAGCCATGGCTGCTGCAACGCCAGTACCTTCTTTCATGAGCATGTTTACTGACTTCAGACGATTCTCAAGCTGACCTGCCTTTGTCTGAAAGTCTTCAATTGCTTTAGCACTCACGCTAGGATATCTGAAAACAAACGACTTAACCACAGGTAAGTCAGCAAGAGTCGGTGCCGCACGTTCTACTTTGTCTATAATTCCCGCTTCTTGCGCCGCAGTATCCAAGGCAGAAAGGACATATTGTCCTACCTGACCCGTCCATCCTCTCACAAGATGTTCCATAATGAGTGGAGAAGATGCGCGTCTACCAATTGCTGTTTCTGCTACAGGGTCCAGATAATTGAGGACACGCGACAGGCTCTTAGCAATCTCAGTTGTGTTGGCCTTATATTGCGTCTGCGGAAACATATCTTCCATGAATGATGGAATAATGGGGTTTCCGGTAAAGAAACTATAGTTAGCCGCAGATTCATACACAGGTGCAATAGCTGAAGGCATAACACTAGGTATAATCTGATCACTGACTGCATCAAAAAATCCGTCATCCCACATTTTCTGCAGGAGACTTCTATCTTTGTTTTCATACACCCAATCAACAAACATTTCAACTGGGGCTGCCGCGATTACTGCTAGTTCCTGCGGTTTAGGGATACGTAACACCGCCCAAGGAGTAGGAACGATCCAACAAGTAGCGCGTTGCCAGTCAGGTACGTTTCTGAGTGCTTTAGCGGTATCAGAGTCAGGGCTATTGTACATAATGTCATTATTAACTAATGACAGAAGCAAAGATGGCAGAACTATTCCTGCCCCCACACCTGACATAAACCTGATAGGGTCACCCTTAGCCATACGATAGGTTTTATCGAGACCTTGAACCTGGGCATTAAAGAATGCCGTAATGGCATTGAATCCTTTAGTAGCTGCTCCAATTCTCATAGAGTCCTGAGTAATATCTCTGGACTTAACTGCGGCTTCGAAAGGCGATATACCACGATTCACATCTTCAATAAACCCACCAATACGTGTGGCTTCATCAGTCATCTCAGTAGCACTCTGCAGCGCTCTCTTAACGATACCCGGAGCCTTACGAAGGTTCAACGGATTAATCATACTGATGACTTCTTTATAATTCTTGACAGGGTCCTTGAGCAAATTACGTGCAGGAACTTTAGCCATCTCAGTAATCATTTCCTGAGTGAACTTTCTGTCAAGAGCTACAAGGGACGCATTGCCACCGCCGTTCTTTGCCCAGTCCCAATAATATTGTTCCATCTTGGGAAAGAGTCGTCCACCAGTTCGCTTACTGATAACCGAAGTAAAGCCCTTCAGTGCGCTCAATCCATAAATATAACCTGGATTGCTAATGGCCGCAGTAAACTGGTCACGGAACAAGTTACGTACAACAAATTCAGGCGTAGTAATAGAACCTGCACGAGTCCAAGATGCGACCTCAGTCAGTCCTTTCATTATGCCGTTATAAATGAGTGCCGAATCCATGTCCAGTTGTCTGGCTGTCTTAGCGATTTCTTCAGGCACAGCATATACGCGCTTACGACCATTTTCTCTGACAGTAATCTGCGTTTTACGCGATACATCATGAGACAGCGGACTTTCACGCTGACTGACTTCTACAGCTTGACCGAAGTCCTTGGCAATCTGCTTCTTGACCGCATTAGACTCAGCCATTCGAATGACACTAAAGGTATTCCGAACTACACTCTCAAGTGGGTCAATAATGACGGCCTTGGGTGCAGCAAAGTCTTCCCCAAATGACGGTTCAAATTCAGTAACAACCTCGTTAAGGGGAACGTACTTCTTGTTCTTCGCTTTGATGTCACGCAGTTGGCGTTCACTGATAAGACCTGCATCTTTCATGTAATCGAGCAGGTTATTATTGTAGTCGTAGATCTTCTGTGCTGCAGTGTCATACTTTGCAACATTCTCCGGATTTTTACCTACAGAATAGGCTACTTCCGGATTAATACGCGTATCTACACCTTGTTCAGACAGCTCCATGGTACGCTTAGCAATCAAGTATTCAGATAACCCACGAGGATCACCTGCTTCCTTGATTATCTTATCAAGAGGTACGCCAAAGTTCTCACGACTGCCAAACTTAAATGGCGAATGTTCAATCCAGTGCATAGCCATTTTAGGCGACCCCATAAGAGCCGAAGCCATAGCACGAGATTCAGTCATTTTACCCGGAGATGCTCCAGTATTGAGAGGAGCAAATTTATCTACCAATGACTGGTACGTCGAATCCTTGATTTCCGACCATGTGCGAGTACCTTTCTCTTCACCCAAGGAAATATTCTGCCGCAACTCAGTTTGAGCTGCGTCTATAGGCATTTCACCCTTAGGCGCAGCCTTTGCCGCCGATACTTTTTTCTGGTCGAAAATAAACATACGAGAGCCCATTTGAATGCCCTCGATGTTACGCGTAAGTTCGCGAACCTTTTTACCCTTAGTTGCTCCAGCCAATGTTTCAATAGCTTCAGGAGACAACTTGTCAGATGATAACCATTCAATAAATTCGGGTGTAGGATTCTCGAACATCTTACGAGATGTGGGAATCAATCGTTCCTGAGATACGCTCTTATACTTCTCAATGAAGTTAGGATATTCCTGGAAGAACTCAGGATCCATTTTCTCCATAGAAGCTTTGCCTTCGGGCGTCTTCAGGAATTCTTTGAACAGCCTTGCGCCGCGCGCATCGGTATAATGGAACATTGGAACGCTGCGGTGGACTTGATATTCTTGTACAGACGCCCCTTCAGTTTTCTTCGCTGCAGCTTCTGCCACGTTTTTGCTAGTAGAATACCACACTCCCGCAGGCGCAGATTCCGGATTAAGATTGACTCCCTCAGTGAAGACTCGACGATACGAGGATCGATAGGCACGGGGCACCTCAAGATTAATAGATGCAACGTCTTCTCTGATAGTAGGTTCAATGATAGAATTGATGCGTACTGCTTCAGGCGTTTTACCGGTAACTTCAAATACGCCCATAAGACGATTCGAATAGAAACCTGCAGCCTTCATTCCGCCTAAACCCATACTGGCAATCATGAAGTCTTCAGCAGTAGGCATTTTGCCTTCCATCAGTGAGCCTGCAGTAGTCATGGTGGTGATTTCAGAAAATAACTGTGCCGTAGTTTTCATAGCCGGAGTAGCTTCAGAAAAGAACTTACCAGTATATTTACCTGCTCCACCAGTGGCTGCACCAATGATTGCGCCTTTACCTGCAGATGACAAAGTATTGAGGGTACGGTCAACAACTTCAGTCCAAGTTGTTGCCTTACCCTCACGATACATATCAGTCATATATGTACGCAAGCCTTCAGTAAGGCCCATCGCAGCTGCAGGAGATGTTATGGACGCGGCGGGGCCAGTCGTAGCACCAGCAGCACCACCCACAACAAGAGCAGGTATATCCCCAATAGCTTGACCAACCATCGCAAATACTTTTTGTGCAACACTTCCAGTCTCTGGTACGACCAAGTTTGGCAATTCACCACGAACTGCTAACCCAGTGATAGAATTTTGATACCCAGCAAGTGCGGCTTCTTTCCAGTCAACTACAGGACGAGGATTACCTTGTGCAACTTCCATATCGGCTTTCTCTGCCAATACAGGATCTACTGTGGCAACCTCTGCAAAATCCTGTGCTGCTTCAAGGTCTGCAGGATCATCCTTTAAGGAAAACCCATATTCAGTTTTAATGCCCTCATAGACCTCATCAGCAGTAAAGCCCGCCTGAATTGCTTCATCAGCTTCACGCTTAGCCTGTTCACGAATCTCTGACAGAGAAAAGCCTGCTGCCAGGGCTTCGTTAGTCTGCTGAGTATATGCCATAATTTACTTCCCTTGTGTACGCTTTTTCCATTCAGAGAAAGTCTCACCAGGTCGTTTTACCTTATCAGGTGAAATGACTGGAGTGCCTTTCTCCGGAATAGTCGGCACCCAGTTCGTCTTAGGTACAGACATCGCATCCCTAAAGTTCGGTTTGTCGCTTGTATTTGCGTCAATCAGTTTATTGATGAAGCTATCTGGGTCATTGAAATCTACCAGTTTAGCTACTTGCTCAGGCGTCTTCCCTTGCGCCTCACGATATAAAGCCTGATTGACTTTCAGGTACTTATTTTCAGCATCAGGATTGGTTTTTCCCATAAGCCCATTACTAGGACTGATGAAGTTCTTAATATACTTCGATGCATCCGTCAGCATAGGTTTAATGGATGTATCCATCTTGCTTGCAATAGTATCACGAGCATTAAGAAGCGTCTTGTATTCAGTACCAGTAATCTGACCTGCCGCTACCGCTTTTTGAGCACGAGTAGCCCATTGGTCGTCAGCCTGATTCTCATAGACAGCTACCATAAGATCGCCATATACAGCCTTGTTGATTTTAGACATGTCATCTTTAGCCATGCCTTTAAAAAAGCTGTACATGTTTTTGCGAGTCTCACCAGACACAGCTTGGTTACCCATATAGTCATAAAACTTAGCATCATCCATTTCACCACTGATAGCGTCAGTAATGAAATCATTGAATGCTGCGTTATCTGCACGCTTCTGAGCTCGCTGTTCCCGCGTCCATGCTACCGATTCTAACGAATTGCGGTATGAAGCCTCTGCATGTATGCGATTTTCAGCTTGCTGAATGATAGTATCAATTTTAATGGTTTGACGGCCGACCACAGTCTCCAGGTCTTTTTTGTTTTGCCTAAACCATGCGATAGTTGCCGACGGATTATCTCGAGCCCACGATTGGACCGCCACAAGAATACCATCATCGATTGCTTTTTCAGCTGCAATGTTATCATTAGGGTATGTCTTACGAACTTGTTCGAAGTAGCTTGTGAGAGCATCAACATCTCCTAATGGCGTTCTAATAAGGCCATCTTTCAGGGTATCAACATACGCAGCACGAGACTGTTTATCCGCAATTGTCTGCTGTTGAATCTGATATGTACCCATTTCATTCAGATAACTGGACGTATGCTTATGCCACAGCTTATCAAAGATGTACCCAGGTACTTTCATCTTCTCGCGAAGCTCACCAGCAGTCTTATTAGACCACTCTTCTTCTGCATTCAGAAGACCATCAGTTTGGGCACCAAGTTTCGTTTTGCGGATTTCCATTTCGCGGTCACGAAACAACTTGGTCATCTCGATATCAGCATCGCGTGCTTGACGTTCGACAATTTTGTCCATAAAAGTCTGAGCAAAATCGTCTGCCGCACCCATTAACCTACCAAGACCAGTAATGAATGAACGTTCTGCATCGGCAGGAGCAGCCATAGCACTAGCGCTAGGCACTGCTCCTACAGGAACTTGGTCAATTTGTGGGTCACCAAAATAGCGTGGAATTTCCTTAGCCATTAGTCCCACCATCCTGCTTTATTACCAACCAGGTACCCACTAGTTGTACCCTTGAACAAAGATGCTGCAGCGTTAACCCATCCACCGGTTTTAGAATCCTTTGCTGCTTTACCATATGAATCTGCTTCAACTCGTTTGGCTTCAGCTTGTAAACGCCCTGTACGAAGAACATCCTCACGATCAAGTTTGGCATTCTCCGCGGATTCATTAACCAGGTCCATAAAAGAACCGCTGTCAAGTTCATAGCCACTAGCAGATGCCGCCGCAATCTGCTTAGCTTGCAGTCTGGTGGCTTCTACACCCATATTAGCAGCTTCTTTCCGCGAATTCAGCTCGTAAAGTTCTGCTTGATACTGAGATTGCGCCTGTTGGGCTTTATACGCAGCAGATTGTGCTTCAGCTTGCTGCAAAGAACCGATAGTTCCAACAAGTGTAGAACCTACGACTGCAGCCATAGCAAGGGTGGACATTGCCATATTCTACTCCCAATGAGCTTTAGAACTCTTTGTAGTAAACCTTCTCACGAAGATTGTACCCTAAATGAGCGAGGCACTTTTCTGCCATAGAACTCGGAGGTACATGAAAATTTATTTGCTTAATACCCTTGGACAAAAGCATCATTTCAGTGTACTGCATAAACCTGACTGCTGTACGCCCTCTATATTCAGGCGACACATAAATGGCTACATTAGACGCCGACCGTTCACTAGTAATAAAATCTTTTGCGATCATAAAAACCGCATATCCTACTACCTTGTCATTGTCCTCAATATCAAACGTATGCAGTAACCCAGTGTTTGACCCCATGCAGAGATAATCAATGTCTGGATTATACTTCTTACCCTGTCCAACTACCTCTTGGCAGTGCGCATCAATCAAATGAATCGCTCTACCAATGTGATGTGCCAGATTTACTTCCCGGAAAATCGGCTTCATTAGTTAACCCGCCTCGGATTGATATGGTACACAATAGCCCTAACCATGAGAGGATAGGGTGTCTTGTGTTCAATTACGAGCTGTTGCGTTTCATTGTTAGAAGACGCTACAGACTCAGTAAAGTCTCCTGTAAACAACTGCTGTGCCTTATTCATAATTTTGGTCGGGCCAAAAAACTTCTCTTGCATGCTTTGGCCCTCAATGCCGAATCTCAATCCCAGAGAATTCAGCAAAGAGAATGTAGCACTAACAATCTTTCTCGATGCTCCTGTAGATACCTGGTCAGATGCCTGAATAACCATAGACTTAAACCGTGAAGTATATGGAACACCAATGACACAGTTAGTTACTGCTTGATTAAGCGTAATTGCGCCATTTTGTACATACACTTCAGGATGGACCCATCCATTAATAAGAGGAGCAACTTTAAGTCCTTCTAAATGATTGAGACCAGTAATGGTTGAAGTAGCAGTACCTTGATATACTGCCTGACCATCAGCAAAAGACTCAACACTCAAATTTGGTGACTCATTGACAATCTTGTCAATATACTCAATCGTAGATGTACGATTTCCTCTTTTAATAACAAGCCATAGTTGGTCGCCATTAGGACCAGGGATACAACTAATACTCTTCAGTTCGACATTCTCATATCCAGATTGGGTCTGAGCTTCGAATGAATGGGCATGCCAAGCAAGTACTTTCTGTTGCTTTTCATATGTCATGCCAATCAACTGATTAGTATCAGTAATACACCACAAATACGTGTCTGGTGCGCTCATATATGCCACATCTTTGACTTTGCCTTTAAGAATGTGGTCTGCAAAGATAGTCAAATCTGTGGCTGCAAACTGGTTATCAAGAACCGAGTAATCAAGAGAACGCACACGATCTCGACTGTTTTGAATGAACAATACAGATGAGCCCAATTGGACAGCTTGTGCAGCCATAGAACCATAATTGGTCTGCTTTGTAATCTTGATATTACTTGGCGTAAGAGCTTCACCCAAGGATGATGGCGCAATACGGTATTCTGCACTACCAGTTCCGCACAAAAGTACGTCAGTAGAGTGCAACCATTTAATACCATCTGCCATATCAGTGGCCAGGGTATAGTTCATCGGGTCAGTATCAAGAACCGGATCAGAGGAAGCCCGATTACGATAGAATCGGGTAGTATCCCCGATCTCAGAAAACCACAATGTCAATGGTTGTGCAGGAGTGCTTCCCATGACCAAGCGCTGTTCATGATATGCAACAACTCTTGGCCAATTAAAATTCTGCCACTGCGGTGGAACTGGGTCATTGTCTGGCGTATGAGCAATGGGAGTATCTAATTCCCAGTTATTATTTGCCTTACGAATAAGACGTTGAGGTGAATAGTTGTAATAACACAACCATAACACGTCACCAGACTGTGCCCAGGTTACTTGATCATACCATGCGTCATCAAGAAAGTAGGTAGGCAGTTCATAAATAGATCCATCATCATTTACGACAGTTCCTCCGTTATAGTGAACACGCATGTATCCACCATAACTAGTAGTACCAGTTCGTCCAAATTCAAGAATGAACGATTGATTGGTACTAAATTTAAATGGAATGAGTTTAACTTTCTCACTCTTACAATTGATGACGAATCGTGAACCCATCCTACGAGTCATTGGTCCATGCGGGAGTGCAATCAGGTTACGCATCTCAGCAGCGCCAGCGAAATAAGCATCCACGTCGATGCGATTATGCATTCGTGGGCTAAGTTCGCCGGAAGCAAATGATACTTGAATCGGAATTGCGTCCTGCATGTTTAATACCTCGACAGAATCCAGTTACCTTCGATGACCTCAGGAGGAGTACTCTCAATGGCCGATGCATTATAAGCCAGATTGATCTTGCGCTCAAGAAGCTGTTCATACATCGACTTGAGATCAATATTGCTGGTCAACGAAATGCACATATCAGCGGCCAACTTGAGTGTCAAACACTCTCTGAACATCGCATCCATTTCGTTAGGATCTTCAACCTTGCGTATGTATCGAAGTTGCGCCTTGTCTGCGTTGGTCAAGACCTTACGGCCTTCGACTTGCCATTCTTGTGTCCTGTCATTAATACTAACTACACGAACACAGTCTACAGGAAGAGAATACGCGTTGGCATAGCCAAAAGCGGGAGATTCGAGATCTCGTGCAAGAATCTCCCGCTTCATGGCAAAGGACCACGGATAAGAGCGAAGCAAGGCGTCCCGTACCGGTTCATAACGCTGCTTGCACAGGCGAGAAGCCTTAGTCGTATCATCAAGAGCCATAACAGGTTCCTGACTCAACATAGTCAATGCATCGTTACAAATTTCGATAGAGGACGCCATGGCTTTGCTCCTTATTCGTAGGTGAAGTACAGTTCGCCGTCGAGCTTGGTGCCCGTCGCAGCGGAGGCCGAGAACTTCAGAATAACCGGGACCTGAGTCTGAGAGTCAATGTCTACGCCAGTGAGTGCATCCGTCATGGGGACACCACCCGCAGTATTAGCCGCGGCCGCGGCGCGAATAGTCTTTTCAGCAACGTCTTCCCCGCCCATGGACTTATGAGCGGGAATGATAATGGAGGCAGTAGTGGCGATAGACGCCAACATACGGGAAATACCGAGGATACTGGTCGTACCGGACGGCAGAAACCCGATGGTGATTTCGGTGTCAGCGGCGGTAGTCACAGTTTCGAATTTCAGGCGGCGTACCTTACCAGAGGTCAATTCCGCCGGATACCGGTATACGTCATTGGACTTCTGCTTTCCAGCAACATTGGAGTACTGCATTACGCACCTTCCTTGCACTGCAACTGCAGGACCTTTTCATCTTCCATACGCACCGCGCCGAGGTCCATTTCAGCGTAGACCTGCGTGGAGTAGTTCTTGTCACCACGTTCAGAGATCTTGGTGGTGATGTCTTCCGCCTTAGCAAGGAGCAGACCAGGCTTGGACCACACGATGCACTTACGCGCCGCGCCATCCTTTTCAAGCTGCTCGGTACGGATGAACGTGAATCCCATAAAGGAATTGATTTCACCGCGTACAAGGGCCTTGATGGTGTTGTAGTCAGCCGACTGAACCTTGGTATTGTTCAGCATGTCTTCCAGCTGGAAGCTGGTAACGGCGGCGAACAGGGGTTCACTTTCATCGATTTCATTCCGCCACAACATGCCGCGTGCCTGAATGAGCTTTTCAATGGTCAGACCGGTATCACCATGCGGAATGATGTTACTGGTCGGGAACGTCTTCTGGATGTCACCATGTTCGCCCGTCCAGACCGGTGCAAAGGCCGCATTGATGATGATCTTGTCTTTCGCGCGGTTGAAGGCCATAACGGCGTTCTGCACATAGGGCGACGTGGGATCATACAGCATGCGCAAACGGTCGGGCTTGTCGACGAGGTCCGCCCAGTTGTACGGGGCAGACGTAACCCACCGGCGCATATGCGGGGTGTCCATCTGAGGGGTGTCAGCATGACGACCGCCACGGGGCTGGGCTTCAACAGTACCGATGGAATCGAAAGCTTCACGCGTGCCACGAATGGTTTCCACACGCACAGCGGGTTCCAGACGCGACTGTTTCTGCTGGGAAACCAGCGACACAGTGCTGTTGTACTGCTGCACAAAGGCTTCAGTAATCTGAAAACTCATTGGTTTTCTCCATAAAGTTTGAGTGAGGGGTTATCCTTTCGGGCCCTCATTCAATGGGCGACTCACGACCCATTGGGATACCGACGTTCAAACAGAACGCGGATCCTGTCAACAACAGATTTATGCTCGGGGTGAGTCGAATCGAGGAAGGCCGGATGACGCTGCAGTTCCTGAATCTGAGAATCAAGATCTGCAGGGGTATCCGGTTGTCCACCGAGATCCAAACCGAGTTCTTCATGCATCTGTTCACCAATACGAACGAACATATTGACGAATGCAGGGTTGCGACCCAGACTCGTCTTGTTCACTTCGTCAACCAGCTTTTCGCCACCCAGGGTAAACAGAGCACGCTGTGCAATGGTAATCTTCGAGTCGTACGCTTGACCATATTCCTTACGAAGCATATTTTCGCACTGCTTCAGTTCGGTATCCTGGTCCATAGTTCTCGAAGACATAGTTTCACTCACGTTAGCCACAAAGGCCTGCATGAGTGCCGTCGCCTGTCGGTCATTAAGACCGAGATTGTGCGCCGTGGGCTTGAACCATTTAAGGTCCTCTTCCAAAACTGATGCTATATCCTCAGGAAGCTGCATTTGCTTAAGAGTATCAGCATTGAGAGTATAATCATCAGGCGTAGCAGGGCGCCCAAGGCGGTTATAGACGTCTTGCCAGTCTTCATCGGTCTTCGGTACCGGGATTTTATCGCGTCCAATGAGCGATTCCGCATGAACGTAGGCCTGAGCAAGATTGTTGACGTCCTTAAACTTCGCCAGACTCTTGCTTCCCTTCAGTTCCTCAGGGAGCTGGTCAAACCAACTCCCTGAGGCCGGAGGAGTGTCGGATACCGAACTCGGAGCATGAGTAGTATCAGACTGCGGGGAAGCCGGCTGGGAAGGGGCCGGAGAAGCAATGGTGGATTCACCACCGGTGGCAGTTTCACCACCAGAAATCGGAGCGGGATTATCCATTAGAGGGTCCTTCCATCTTCGACAAGCGCCATAATGCGGAGAACCACGTTTCTCTCGCCTTCGCGCATGCTCATAAGGTTTGTGTTAACGTCAAACGTGGGACGGTTAATCCAATGAGCCTGTTTAAGGTCTTCCAGGACAAGTTTACCATCAGTCGTATTAAACAACCGATTATAAGCCCGAATGACCTCGGCTTGCTTGGCCTGTCTCTGTTCAAATGAGAGTTCTGCCATTTACTGCTCCATCTGGCCTAAGGTATCCATACCCGAGGCGATGTTATTCATACCGATACCTGCGTTCTTGATTTGCTCTGCCATTTGAGCCTGCTGCTGAGCTTCTGCTCTAGCTTGCCGGACTTCTGCAGTTTCAGAATCATCTCGCAGGTATTCAGGATTGATTGAATACATATCGCACACGCCTTCCACAGTCTTGTCAGTATTGAACTTATCCATTGCGGCAGGATCAAATGACAGGAACGGAGTAAGAACTTGCATAGCTCTGGTAAGGTTATTAGCCTCAACCTGTTGCTGAGCTTTTGCAATCGGCGACGTATACACAATCTGCAGTTTCACACCGGGCTGCATCAACTCTTCAGGAGGAGTATCAAATTTGCCCGCTCTCATAAGAATACCAAAACACCGAATAATCAGAGGCGAAAGAAGTTCATTCTCAGCACGGCCCACAACCGGGCCCATAAGACGAAGCTTCTCTTCAGTTCTCTGCATAACCTCAGTAGCCGTCATCTGGGGTCCTGTGTTCAGCTGAAGCTGGTCCACAAAAAAGATTTCCCGAATGCGCATCTGAAGGTCTTTAATGATATCAAGACCAAGATCAGGGCGTCCACCTGTTTGCATAGGAACTACGCCCTTAGGATCCATAGAGCCAGTACGATAATAGTTAATCGCCGCAGGCTTAGTCGAGATAGGTGACACAAAACCTTGGTCCGGAATCATAAGAGCCGGATCAATCATTTTTTGTGCTGCACGCAGATTAGTTGAAACTATCTGCTGCAGCATCCGGAGATCGGGAAGAGCATTGGAACCTGGGCCACGACCATACGTCTCATGTGATGCTTTGTAGAATCTCGCTGCCATGAAAGGACGTTCATTGTATCCCGATTCCTGAATGACAAGTCCATGCTTCGTGTCCACATACGTGGATTTGTAAGGCATAGCCTTGGCTGCTTTGATGCTGAGGGGGTCTGCTTCAATGTTCGGAGCCACCACATGGAGGATCTCAAACTTGGTGCTCAATTCCCCATCATCATACGCCTTAACGATCTCCGGATGCAGGTTAGCCTTACCGAACGCCTCGACCAATTGAAGGACGGTGCGTCTGTATACTCGGTAGAGCGATCCTATCTGCCCCTCAGCGTTCTCTGCAAAATAGCATTCAGAGAGAGGCAGAGAATTGATTTGAAGCCCAGTCAGGTCCTTTTTCTCTGTAACAAACATGCACATGTTGCCATACGCGCCATATGAGCGATACCCTTCATGAAGAGAAGTAGTAAAGCCCGACTGAGGACGCTGAATTTCATAGGCCATGATGCGCGTTACATCTGCCAACCATCTTTTGACTGCCGAGTTATTTGCCAGTTTCTGATTGGCTACACTCAAGTCAAACCAAGGTGATGCAGGGTTTGTCAACAGAGAATAAAAGCCTGATGCCAACAGCTCATTAGAATGAATACCAGTCGAGTCGTACACACGAGGGTCGGTGTCTACTCCCTCAGTCTGATACTGCGAGAGAAAAGACATATCGAAAGGCATCACTACTTTGGCAATTTTTTGCCAGTGAGCTTCAAAATTCGCCCTATCAGACTTGAGCTGGTCTAAGCGCTTAATGATACGCTTGACTTCATCCCGCTCTCGCTGAGAGACCTCTGTGGAACGACCTACTGTCATGAATTAGCTCCCAGAGCCTAACGTAGGCTTCTTGATCTTGATATTGGACGACTCAGGTTGACTAAAAATAGTCGCCGGACGCCCAGAGGCAAATGCCTTGTTCTTATTGCGTTGCTCAGCATTACGCTTTTCTTCTTCAGTCAGTTCTTTGACTTCTGCCTTAGGCGCAGTTTCTTCAATGCCCTGCGACTTGTTGTACGCCGCCCGCTGCTGAGAGTACGCCACCGGGTCAAAATAGCTCAACACAGGATTGGGTCGCTGTGGCGCAGGAGTAGCCTCAGTCCCGCCCTCACGAACAAAGAATGATCTGATGATAGACGACCCCTGACTCGGTGTCTGAGTCTCAGGAGTCGGAGTCTGTCCCTTGCGCATGAAGATAGACGCAATATCAACGGGCGATGCCATGACTACATCCCAGAACCCAGAGTGGGTTTCTTCGTCTTGATGTTTGTGTCGCCCTCACCACTGGTGAAAATGGTGGCCGCTCTGCCCTGCTGTAACCGCTGCTGCTGGTCTCTAGCACGTGCATCAGCTGCTGCAGCCTTGGCCTCAGCAGCCTCCGTCGCCTTGCGCTGCTCCTCGAGCTGGGCCTCATACGCACTCGTATCAGGCTTGGAAGAGCTGCCACCACCAAAAATTTTCTTGACTGTACCGCCCATGTTATTCTCCATATGTCAACGGATTATAGTCATAATCTCGTGTACGACTGGGTAAAGTGCGTGTTGCAAACTCTTGGTAACGCTCATGCTGCGCCATCATTCTGAATGCGTCTGCGTAATGTGACATCCAATCATGAACTGGCGCCCCATATGTCTTCGTTTTCGAGTCATATTGCGCACGATAGCCCTTCAAGGCTTCAATGCCTTTTGAGCATTTATCTTCACTAAACCAACACCTGGGGAGTATATTACGGGCCATATTGATCCCATCTTCCACAGGTATGCGCTTATTGACACGTATGTCTTGGAGTCCCAGGTCCATCAGTGTCTGCTTGCGACTGCGACCAGAAGATAACTCTCTGACTTCAACGTCATGAGGGAGGATATGGTATCCATAGGCATATGGACGTTGATTGAGCAGACGCACATAGTAATCCAGAGCATGTCCATTATCATGGATACAATCAAGGATTCTGATTTCGCTATGCACCTTCTGATACAGCCATATGACTAACTCGTCATCAATGCCCAGGTCCCATGCAGTATTGACCAAGAGATTGGGCTCCCATGAAATGGTAGGGAGTATGTGTGACGAGATGGCCTCCATGCGCTCACCGTAATATGCACCAACCAATGCAGCCTCATATGAGCAATAAAATTCTTGTTTTGCTAGGGCCGGAGGAAGACCGGCATCGATTTCCTCTTGTACCTGCTCCTCTGTCATCACATGGGTGTCATCTATGGTCGCTTTGGAGTAAAACCAGTCGTCGGAGGTACGTGCGTACAGGTCCATTTCCCACTGGTGGTTATGACCCCGAGGCGTCCCATTAAACAAGGCCCACCCATCGTTTTCTAGCAGGATTGGCCTTAGGTAGTGCCAAGCCTCAGGCTTATGCAACGAAAACTCTGAAAATATGACGCCCACGGGGTTCGTACCCACAATGGAATCGATATTGTCTGACCCAAGGAATCTAATAAATGAGCCATTGGCGAGTTCTAAGGTCATCTGCTGATTGTCTTTGCGAACCCACAACTCTTTAGGGATGTGCTCTATCAGACGAAACCCTGTTTTGTCCATCCCTTCCCAGATGATCGCGCGCGCCTGTTTATAATACGGAAGAATATAAAAATAGGTTCCAACGCGTTTGATCGACTCTCTGGCCAGAATATTAACAAACACTTTATCTTTGCCGGCCCTTCGATGCCACACAGCCAACCCACGCTTATATCCTTCTGCCAGGCAATTGTACAGAGGAATTTGATAGTCACGCGGCGTAAAATTGCGTGGTATGGTTATGACTTTTGGGGCTATGGCCATGACGAAGGTCCCTAGTTTGAAAATGTATTGACTACTTCTATTTTCATCCCACTATCATTAGATTTGTTCTGTGATACCTGTGACAAAATAGCCGCAACAGTTGCCTGATTGAGGGTAGCCGTAGTTTTTGCAAGAAGGTCGAGCTTTCGAGCCGCATTGGGGTCATCTGCATCCATATTTGATGCTAATTCAGCTACTTTTTGCAGAAGAATGAGTTCAGTTTGTGCGTAAATAGGCGCAAAGGCCATCTGTTTACGCATTATCACTTCAATCAGTTGGTCCCTTGCGTCGTCTGCGTTCTTCGAAAAACTGGAAAATTTAGTCGGGGCCTTTATGTACTGCCCATCAGCTATCATCATTTTGACCATGGTGGGCGCGAGACCGACAAATGGGGCGATTTCATCCGCCTCAAAGCCGAATATCTCATACAGCAACCTAACTTGCTGCTGCATATTGTCACACCGGGTCGAAATATCCATGATTTTCTCCTTACACAAGTACCATATCAAGTATTTTGGGAAATGTACACAAAAATTTTGGTCAAGTCTCTAAACTCATTAGTTCTAAAGTCCTGAGTTCTGGAACTCGGAGCTTTAGAACTCAGTAGTTCTATAGAGGTGAAATTGGCATGAGGGGTGAGTTCTATAGAGAAAAATGTAGAAATGATAAAATACCAAGGCCCCTCATGCTTTTTCTATAGAACTCGAGTTCTGTGCATAGAACTCATGTGTTATTGAGGATTCTTCGCATGACGCGCACGTATAAGGAATTATCAACAAATGTTGTAGAGAAATAGGAAAAAGAGACAAATATAATGCGGGATGACCTAAGAACTACTTTTTCTCCGCGTCCTTGCCCCCGGGGCCCCCAATTTTTCTAGAAAAACATTTCTTTATGACATAATTCATACCTAAGCAGCAAAGTATTTAGGTATTTCTCATATCATGTGCATTATAATGGTTCCTCTATCATTTTCTTTCAATCTATCCTCCTCATAACACTATTATTCTTAATGGGACGGTCACGTTGTTCCCTAATACCCCATTAAGAATAATAGTATTACTCGTCGGATCTGGCGTTGCCAGCCGATTGAAAGAAAATGATAGAGGAACCATTATAAGTTCCTCTATCACATTCCTACTCATTACTTAAATCATACAACCACATAAACACTTCCTCTAACTCCATCCACCACTTAAACAACTCCCAATTATCATCTCCATAAAAATCATCCATACACTCTACCAATAACAACCTATCATCCAAATCCTCTACACTCTCTACACCTCTCTTATCACAAACTATCTCCCACAACACACTCTCAACTTCCAACTTACATTCTTCCAAATCATACATCAATTCACTAATATTCATTTTAATCCTCCAAATAATCCTTCTTTATATCATTCATAATCCTTTCCCAATTAACCTTCAATTCTTCCTTTATCCTCTTTTCTTCCTCCTCTTCTCCCAATTCTTCCTTTTCTACTTCCCTCTCAATCATACTCAATTCAAACTCTATTCTATCCCTTAAATTCAATTCCTTCTTCAACTCCTCTATCTTTTCTACTTCAAATTCTTCTACTCTTCCATCTTCCCACTCTACTATAAACCTATCACCAATCCAATATACTTCTCTCATTTTACTTCTCCATCTTTTCTATAACTCTATTTATTTCCTTCCAACCTTCTACTACACCCTTACCAATAATTTCCTCTAATTCCAATTCCCAATCTTCTATCTCAATATAATCTCTATCCATATTATACTTTTCTTCTATTACATCTCTCATAACAATTTCCATACCACAACTAATTCTTCTCAAACTATCCAATATTTCATTATTCATATTTCCTCCCTTTCGTTAGATACACCTTATCAGAATCATTGATAGCTGTCAACAATATTCTTGATAGTTCTTTTATTCACTTGCGTACCGCGTGGTGGCTCAATCAAATTATTTTACTCGCATTCACCTTCCGGTGAACGCAAATAAAATAATTTGATTCATTCGCAACTATTAGGCCCGCTTCGCTAGTATAGTATTCGCTACGGCTCTTCGTTTCGGGTTCCACCCTCACTTACAAGCCTAATCGCTCATACAGCTAGCGCTGCTACGCTGTAACTAAACATATACGAGCTTGAGGCTCCGCCTCAACTCTTGATAGTGGACGCTCGCTCATGTTATTCGCTCGAATTAGCAGATACGCTTCGGGACTCCGCCCTTGCTTCTCGTGAGGTGTTTCACCGTTGGTTCAACCATTGGGACAATGTGTCACTCTGTTCCACAGATAATAGCGCTTCACTTTGTTCAGCTATGATGATATGGTTCACTCCCGTTCACCGTACCACCAGATCGGCCGCCGTGGGCAAGACGGACCGGCTGATCGTGCATTCAACCGGGTGTCCCTGACAGCTGATGACAGACACCCACTGATTGAGCATTCAGGAGTCACCTGCAGTCACCTACCCCTGATTGAGCATTCAGGAGTCACTCGCTATCATTAGCTGTCACTGACCCATGAGGGTTGCCCAGGTCCTTAGGCGCCCAGGTTTTAGCGTGTACAAAGTCTGCAATACATGATAGAATGAATTGCAGGACAACCCAAGTCCTCAATTATACCCGTATAGAGAAAGCAAGATGGACAGAAAATATTTTTAAATTTTATTCAGAAAAGGGTTTACAACCCTCTAGAATAGGCGTATACTGAATTCAACAAATGAGCGTGATGACGCTAAATAAATTCTAACCATTAGGAGATCTACCATGACCATCAACGAACTCAACAATCTGTCGCTCGAAGCCCTCAATGCCCTCTCTCATGAAGACTTGGTTCTCGCGGTACAGACGTATCAGCAGAAGTTCAACAATCCTGATTCTATTAAGAACAAGATTCAGGCGACCCTTGCCAATGGCATTCATATGAGCATCAAGGAACTTGCTGAGACCTGCAACACGTCGCCCGCGGTCATTAGCTCCAATTTGTCCTATCTCAAGAAGGCGGGCATCATGATTGCCACTGACCCGCTTGGCAAGAAGTTCATTTGGGAAGCTGCTTCTTAATCAGTAAAAATTCTTACTTTCAAGGCTCGCATTTCACGATGCGGGCCTTCTTTTATACTCAGGATTCGGGGACTCGCGGATTTGCTCTTTCAGAAAAACTCTCGGCAAAATATTGGCAGAACGGAGGGCAAAAAATACTAAAGTGTTGCGAAAAATCGCTTAGGCTTCCGCACTTTCATTGGGGCACCACGTAAACCCTTATATTTATTATATTATTTTATTATTATAAAGTAATAAAGTGATAAAGTAATAAAAATAAATTAATAACCTAGTAAAAATTAGTTCTAAAGGAGTATATATAAAGGGTTTTGTGGGGAGTGTGTCACTATTTTCCGCTTTCCCCCGATTTTCATATATTTCATATACTTATACCTAATTGGAAATTTACTCTGATTTTCACTCTGAGATAAGTACTTGAAATTATTAACTCGAGGAAAAAAAAGTCAAATGACTGAAATACTTACATATAATAAAATGTACACCAAAAATGTTATATTCTTTTGGTAACCTATTGATTTTATTAATAAAAATAAATACCTGAAATAACTATACTTTTATAAGTACTTGAATTTATACAACGCCTAATAAATGACTGAAATAATTACAATAAAAAAAAGATGTACAAAATATGTTCTCATATGTTAAAATGAGTCCATAAAATGAAGAGAAGAAAACTTCATAAATTCACCATCAACATAGGAGAAAATTATGGGTATGACACGTTCTGAAGTATTGGCAGTAATAAAAAACATAAAAAGCACGACCAATTCCTTAGACGAACAAAAGAAAAAAATGGCAGTAGGTCTTTATGTTTCTGGATTTCCTGTCTCAGATATTGCAGAATATCTGGGAGTAGATAGGTACCTTGTTTACCCTTTTCTTAAGCCATATCGGGCAATACATGGAGCGTTAATGAAAGAAGCATTTGAACACTACGCCTCGGGTTATTTGACTGATATTTTCAAAGCCATGGAGCGTAATTAATGGCCATTAACACACAAAATATCCCTGCTACTCTAGCGTCTATTCCAAATTGGACACGATCCACTGGCGCGGATAATTCGCCACAGGCTAAAGTCCCTCTGTGGGCAAACCCTCAAGATGCTCCACGTAGTGAAACCGGTCAAACTCTTATCTCTCTGCTCCCATTCCTAACAGAGCATCCGACATTTAATGCAGGAATCTTTACATCCATCTATAATCAACTGATTGTAGTGGATTTAGATGATCCTCAAATTTGTCAGCGGTATCTTGACCAGCATGACCCAACTCTTACCTCTCTTCTCCCCAATACGTACACAGAGTTTTCTTTAAACAATAAACTGCACCTGTACTACCTGTACCAGAATAAGTCATTTCAATATCCGGCATATTGCAAACATCCCGTTCAAACTGCACTGGGCGAGGGGCAAACATCAATTCATAGCAATTTCATGGTTGTGACAGGGAAGGTGGCGCCAATTTCTTCGCCTACTCTTCACGTTCTGACTGATGAAGAGTTTCATGCCATCACTGACCTTCCTACCACATATGAGGAACGCGCACAAGCCCGTAAAACCGCTCTCATACCTTCTACTACTACCAACTCCACTGCAACCATTGACTCACCTGAGGAATTTGATGAGCTAATTCAAGCACTGAAACTTATTCCTTTAAATCAATCACCTAAAGTCAAGCTCGCATGGGAAGCCTTAACTGGTCGTACATATGAGCATTATGACTTTTGGTTGTCAATCGGGATGGCCTTACATTCATCAGTTTCACAAAAGTTGACAATGAAAGCGGCTATGTCATTTGATGAATGGTCTGCTACAGATCCCACACATTATACTGGTAGCGATTCATGTATTCAAAAATGGTCGTCATTTAACGCTATCCCTCATGATAGATACCTGACTAAAGCTACAATTTTTGCTCTCGCTCAAGAGCTAAGAATGCAGTTCCCTGTTATGAAACAAACAACAAAAGGTGCCAGAATCCCAGATATTGAGGCCTTAGATAACTACCTTTACTTTATGAAGTACTATGACCTCAAGATCTATTCTGATTTTCAGAATTATTATATTACTGGAAATGAGGAAATCCTTACAAAGCACTTCAATTCTCCTTTTATTCTCCCACATATGATGGGACCGTTTGATGGCAAAACATTTAAAACGCATCTCATAACCATGATACAGCGGTCGATGTTTCCTAGCTCTCATGTCACTCTTAAGGGAGCGCAGGCCATATGCAAGGTGCTGTTAGAACAGGCTATCCAACCTAATATCTTTGATATGTGGTTGAAGTCAGACGACTCGTTGACACCCATATACTCCACTAACACGCGGCCACTGTTGCCTGTGCCACCACGCACGCCACCTCATACCTGGTCCCCTACTCTAGACCAACTCATGACATTCATAGAATTCGATGAGGCACAGGACCTAAAGGTGGCTCGTGCCATATTTTATGCCTCATTCATGCTTATCATAAAACTCAACTGCTTTCCCAATACTGGGATAGACTCTGCGGAAGGCTTTCTCTATTTAACCGGGCCTCAGAGCTCATACAAGTCCACATTTTGCGAGTCTCTGGTACCTCAAGCACTCAAGAAATACCTTGTTAGGTCTCTCACAAGCGTTATACGTAGTGAAAAAGGGCTCCGGGACTTTCAGTTGGCTCTCGCTGCATCATCTTTTTTAGTGATAGACGAGGCAGAGGGATTCATCAACTTCCAGGAATCCAGCTCTCAGTTTAAGGCCATTATGTCAAAAGCATGGTTGGATGTGACACCAATCTACTCTTCAGACTCTATACGCCTCCAGCGCAAGGCCTTTGTATTGGGCTCATCCAATGACTATGAGCAGCGGATGATGCGCAATGGCACTCGCAAAATGTGGTGGGTGCGTGTCCAACATATCCATACTGAGGACCTCATATACTTTAATTGGCACGCCTTTTATCGCCAGATGAAGCTAGAATTTGAGCAATTGGTAGCACAGGGTAAGCAGCCCTGGATTCTTCCTCAAGACATAATGAAGCAGTTAGATGAATCAAATGTACAAGGTACGGCCATGACTGAGGTCGATATGATCTTGAGAGAGTGCTTCCCAATTGATGATTCATTTGACCCAAAAAACGTTTTAGCAAGCATAAACAATATTCAAACATCTAAATTGTTACTTACAGCCAAGCAATTAACAACTCTCATTCAGATGAGATGGCCAGATTTTCGTAGCGGACTTCCTGCAATAAAGAATGCCGCACGCAGATATGCTATGGAATATTTGCAAACTGGAGTATCACAATCGTTAACTTTACCTTTTAAATCAGCACGGTTTATTGATGGTGTTATACAAATAGGCGCAGGCCGCACTCTTAAAACCTATTATGTGGTTCCATGGACGTTAGAAGAGGTACAAGCAGGAGCATTTAAAGAGTTTATGACCAAATAAATCAACTAAAAATAATGATGTTATAGCAGTGTACATCAAAACAGATTCGTGCTATTCTATCTTTATGAATGAAACGAATAGGAGGCTTATTATGAATAGCACGAATCTGACAATGGAAGAACGGGCGCAAATTCAGTTTTATGCGCATATGGCCTTAGAACCAATGGATGATCAATCTGCAGTCTGGAATTCTATTCCTGAGGCAGAAGGTTACAATTGTCCTTATTCTAAGCATGTTGCAGCGCTCCAACAGCGCGCAGATGAAGACACCTGGGGACGTATAGGCGGAGGCCTGCAGCATTATTTTCTGCTTCAGCTCCATCATTTGGACAATCAGAAGGCCCATTCCGTGGCAAAGGCGTGCAGGATATGTCTATGGTAAACTGGACTCGGCTCTCATTCGTGGTGTTTCATAGCGCGGCAGTGGCGTATATTTTCATTAATGATTGGCGTAGTGCCTTCTTAGCAGTCATTGCGCCGATCATACTTAAGAGGTGTTACCCTCATGACTAATATGCGAGTCTTCTTCGTTCTCGTTGGTGTTCTTCTCATTATACTGGCATTCATATGCGACATGAGTCAGCATGGGCAGGCACTGAGCCTAGGTCTTGGCATCGGTCTTACCATTTTCGGCGGGGTGCTGGAGGACTACTGATGTTATATCTATGTCATTTATTAACTGACACAGGCAAAGAGGTGCAAGGCAGCATCAAATGGGTGATCAAATCTCATAGAATGCACATGGTTGGAGACCTGCTCTTAGCATGGCATGACCATTATGGCCTGTGCACCTTCTCGGTACAAGGCCTCCATCTTCGCAACTACAACTTTGAAAGTATAGCAATTCCTGCTGTATATAACATGTTAGAGCTAAAGGAGCTTCTCGATGAGTAACGCAAAGCACGCCAAGTATTCCCCGTCTCAGTTGTCTCGCATCATTGCATGCCCAGGTTCTGTCTTCATGAGCGAGGGGATTGAGCAGCTCCCAACTTCGCCCTACGCTGCCGAGGGGACCATGCTCCATAGCTACATGGAGCAGTATATTGATTCCAACACCATGCCTAATGTGCGCACTGATTACAAGGTCCTCTTGGAACGGTGCATGGACTACCTCACGTCCATTCGTGACAACAACAGTGCGATCTTTACTGAAATGTATATGATTTCCGCTGTTGAAACGGATGTGGCTGGTACTGCTGACGTGGTGATGATCAATCCCACCACGTCAGCAGCACACATCGTCGACTGGAAGTTTGGCGGCGGCGTGCATGTGGCTGTGCTGGACAATCCTCAATTCCTCGCATATGCGTGGTTGTTGTTGGAAAAGTTTCCGTCTATTAACCAGGTGACTGTGCATGTCGCGCAGCCTCGCCTCGACAACTTCGATTACCAGACTGTAACACGAGAGTACGTGGATAACTGGTACAAGTCCGTTCTTTCACCGGCTCTTAGAACAGCAGAACGGATTGACAATCCTGTGCTTATGCCATCTCTTGACGCGTGCAGGTGGTGCAGAGCCAATGCTGTGTGTCCTGCACGACATGCCCAGGTCAATCAGCAGGCCGCTGAAGCCTTCGCCATGTACGCGGATATTGAGGCGCAGCGCGTAGGCCATGAGAAGATTGCGGAATTCTATGCCAAGATTCCGTCTCTTGAAAACGCCATTAAGGCCGTCAAGGACTATGTGCGCACCCAATGTTATCTGAAGGGGGCAGAAGCTATCCCAGGTTACAAGGTAGTCCAGGGACGAGGGTCACGCAAGTGGTCTGTATCTTCTGACCGTGTCATTCAGTTCATGGAACAAAAGGGCATCGATGCCGGCGAACTGTTTGACGCTGACCTCAAGTCTGTAGCAGCCATTGAAAAGCTGGTTAAGGGCCTTAAGACTGACCCTGAATTCAACAAGCTCTATCAGACTGAGTACGGCGCGGCATCTATTGTGCCTGCGTCTGACCCACGTCCTGCTATAAGCCTCACTCGAGACGCGGCGACTGTCTTTGCATCTGTGGCAGATACGGAGGAGTAGCGATGAAAGCTCAACAAGATTACGCATATGTCAACCTGGAAAGGTATTGTATTGTCTGTGGTAAGCTAGGTACTGTAGCCTGGCTTAATGACGACAACCCTGACGAGGTGTATGATACTTGCATGTGTGGTATGTGTACTTTTGGTTCTGCTGAAGATGATGACTACCATACATGGGCCTGGGGTGCAATCAATCCTAAAACTAAAGAGGTAACTGAGGTATGAAGCTCTATTATTACGGCGTAAAGTTCTTTAAGTATGCGGAAGGAACTGACTCTGACCATATGTCCGATAAAGTATACTCATATCAGGCCACATTCAAGTGCAATATCGGCGACCTGGTGGTAGCTGAGTGCCGCGATGGGTATAAGATTGTCAAAGTCGTAGCCAATGGATTTGAGTATAAGGAAAAGGCTTCGGCGTTTCTTATCTGCAATGTTACCAATCATATTGCAGACGTAAATGCAGCACGTAATTTTTTGTTTCGTATGACTGCGCTCAGAAAGGCTATGGAAACTCGGTTGACGGAATCCAAATTCCTTGAAATGTGTTATAACATAGCAGAGCAAGATCCCGATCTCAAGCGTCTTTTGGATGAATACACCGCTCTTTTGCCTAATGTTACTGAGGAGTAACATAACTTTGGAACCCTACACCAGAGAAAATTTTTCTAAAAATGGTGAAAAAAGGGTTTACATCAAGATGAAATTGAGGCATATTAAATTCACATCAAGTGCACAATGCATTTAAAACCAACACAGGAGCATTATCATGGAATTTGCCAACAAGCGTGAACACACCCTTTGGCTCATCGAACAGGGCGGCGCCACCAACGAAATCATCGAAGAGACGGTCGGTATTTCCAACAAGAGCCGCGGCACGATCTTCGCCCAGTTGCGCCTCATGGGCAAGTATCCCCTGGTCGACGAAAACGGTGTCTACCGCATCGGTACCGCTGATGAATTCGAAGCCAAGAAGGCCGCCGCTGCTGCCAATCGCAAGCCTACCAAGACCCTTACGCCTGAAGAAACCCTCGCCCGGGCCAAGAAGCGCGAAGCCAACGCTGCCAAGGCATTGACCACCGCCGGCGCGCGCCTCAACATGAACCCCGATTCCCGTGAACTGCAGCTGCGCCATCGCATCGCTGAGCTTGAGCTTGAGCTCGCCAGCGTACTGCTCTCTGAAGTCGAAGGCCAGCCGAATCAGGATGTGGTCCTGAACGTGGACCCGACCGTTGATGCCGCGGACGAAGAACTCGTCTAAGGCTCAGCCATGAGTATGGCGATTATGATGGAAACCGCTTTAATCACGTCATAATCGCCACCTTATGGCTACCCGCTCGAGTATAAGGCTGTTCTCGAGCGGGCTTTAAAAGGCGTTTTAATTTCCAACAAATGTTGTAGAGGAGCCTAATATGTCGAAATTTGACTCTGGAAAGCCTTGTTTCTCGCTCATTGAACCTAATTTTGCCCTTGAGCTGGCGAAGGTTCTCACCATGGGCGCAGAAAAATACGGGCCTGAGGATTGGAAAACCACAGATAACGCACACAGGCGCTATCTTGATGCTCTGCATCGTCACCTGAATGCTTTTGAGCGTGGCCAGTGGGATGATCCTGAGTCGGGTCGGCCTCACCTCGCTCATGTCGCGGCAAATACTATGTTCCTGCATTGGATCGCTTGTAATCCCAAAAATGACAGTGTAGAACCTGTCGAGATGGGATGCAAAACCTGTGTATACGGCGCATTGAGCAATAATCTTGTTACTAATAACAAGTGTATTGCATGTACGTACTACAAGAACAATGATGAAGGTGACTATAACTATGTAGTCAAAGATTGTGGACACCCCTTCGATCATGAGGTAGAACAGTTTGTAATTAAGGGCTGTGATACCTGCGAATGGTCTTCTCGTCCTAAAGGGTACATGTGTAAAGCATGCAATTACGGCGATAATTATGTAAAAGCACCACGCTTTCATGGTCTGCGGGTCTATCATCCTGTTTATCACACAATCGAAGGAGAGCAAGAAAATGCTGAAGCCGTACGCCCCGAAGGCACAAGTGATATGGTCGACTCCACATCCGGCAAATGTGGTTGCTCTGGCTGCGCAGCAAACGATGAAGAAGAATCCCGAGATCAAGGGAAATCCGAGCGCTTTATTGTCATTCTTGATCTCAGCTGATCATCTCAATCCTGTGGAGCATGCGGTCATTTGCTTCCGCATTACCGACATGTCTCGTGCTTGCTTTGATCAGCATGTACGGCATCGTATTGCATCTTACACGTCCAGCAGTCAGCATTATCAGGATTATACGTCCTATGACTGCTTTGTACATCCTTATATGGTTAATGATGAGCACGTACAAAAGGCGCATACTGAAGCCCTAAAGGCGTACAATCTTCTTATGCAAGATGGCGAAGCAAAAGAAGAAGCTCGTATGTTGCTTCCCATGAGCGCCGGCGTCAATGTGGTTGTGACCATGAACGCACGCTCACTCATTAACTTCTTGCAGCTCCGGCTTTGTCGCCGCAACGTTCAGGAAATGCAGATGTTGGCTGCGGCTATACATACTATGTGCCGCGACTGGTTTCCTGAACTGTTTTCAATGATCGGACCTTATTGCTCTATGCACAATGGTCGCTGCAACCAAGGAAAGATGTCATGCGGATCTCCCGTCACCAGTATTTCATGCAAGTAGCTACTGCAGTTGCGCAGCGGTCTACTTGTATTGACAAGCAAGTCGGATGCGTACTAGTAGACGAGAGCACTGGCAATATCTTGTCTACGGGTTATAATGGCAATCCAACCGGCGTGTTTAACTGCTGCGATGATAATTGTTGCGTTAAAAATGACGGCTTACCTTGTTATGCTGTGCATGCCGAAATAAACGCACTCATTCAGCGGTTAACCAATGTGCCTTTTGTGGCGTATTGTACACTCGAACCATGTATCCAATGTACTGCGGCACTTATCAATGCTGGATGTACTAAAGTGCTTTTCATAAATAAGACCAATCATAACAAAACTGGTCTCGGATTATGGTCACGTGTACGGCCTGAAGACACCTGGATACATATGGGGCTCTGCTATGGAAACTGAAAAGTCTCTCACTGTCATAGATATGTTCAACGAGATCAAGGAATATCATGAAGAGCTTGGTTTTCCTCTTTCCAAAGAAGAGCAAAAAGCTGCATTCCGCGATCCTGAGGCTATACGCCTTATGAACAACCAACTGATTGCTGCGCTTCATAATGAAGTGACTGAATTGCAAGAATCCACCCCTTGGAAGCCATGGCGGCCTATCAATTATAAGCCGACAGATATATCCAACATGGCGGAAGAGGTGGTTGATATACTTTTCTTCCTGGGCGCCTTTATGGAAAACAACGAACTGTCGTGGGAGCGCGTTGAAAAGGCTTTCAGAAGAAAGATGTTGGTCAATCATGACCGCATCAAAATTGGCTATAGCAAAACTCGCTAACGTCAGACTGCACGCAAACATTCTGATAAACCTCAAACTGACAAACTGGAGATTATTATGGCTATCACTCCCGAAGTTCGCCTTACGTACGTGTCCGTTGATGAACCCAAAGCCAATCAGAGTGGCGTTCTGAAGTACTCTGTTGGTATCCTGATTCCCAAAACCAACAAAGACGCCATCGACTGGTTCAAGCGCCAGATTGACGCGGCCATTGAAAAGGGTATCCAGAAGGGCAAGTTCAATAAGGCCGGGTCCCAGAATCCTACGTTCAAGTATCCTCTTCGTGATGGCGATGCCTATTACGAAATAGCTACGGATGACAAGAAGGATTCGCGAGCCGCTTATCGCGGCCACATGTTCGTGTCGGCGTCTTCTAATGACAAACCCGGAATCGTTGACCGGTATGCCAAGCCCATCTTCGAAGAAGGCGCGATTTATAGTGGCGTATGGGCCATGGTTGATTGCAACTTCTTCCCGTTCAACAACAGCGGATCCATCGGCGTCGGATGCGGATTGAACAATATCATGAAGCGCCGCGACGATGACCGACTCGATGGACGCTCTGGCGACGCTACATCGGCATTTGCTGGTGTGGCTGATACTGAGCCGGCCGGCGATGAAGATCTGCAATAACTAATACAAAGGCCGGTAACACCCACGAGTTACCGGCCTTTCTTTTATCCACCTTTCTACAAAATTTGTAGGAGAGATTATGGCAATTGTTGAAAAAGGTGATGGATGTTCCGCAGGGATATCCAAGTTTTGGAGAAAAGTTATTGGCACACCACCTGCGTGGGAAGGGTGTTGTGACAAGCATGATGAAGCGTATAACTGGGGTGGCACTGAAGCTGACCGCAAAGAAGCGGATAAAGCTCTCAGAGACTGCATGAAGCGCATGGGGCATGGCATTCGTGCACAACTCTATTACATGGCTGTACGCGCATTTGGCCGCAGTCATTTCAATTATCACTAATACGTAATGGGAGTAGCCTCTATGCACATATATCTTGACTTTGAAACAGGTTCAGATGTGAATCTTATGGTAGAAGGTCGTGCGCGATATATGCACCACCCTTCTACCTATGTCCAAATTTGTTCCTTTCAAATTGATGACGAGCCAATGATAACTGAAACAGTGCATACTGGCTTTCAATCATTTGTTAAAGCGATAAGTGAATATGTCATAACTAAGCAAGCAAAGATTGTAGCTTTTAATGCCCAGTTTGAAATGGATGTCATTCATTATATACTTGGCTTGGAGGTTACTCCCCATGATTTTATTGACGTTCAGGCAGTCTGTGGACGCTATGGATTACCGCAATCTCTTGAAAAAGCCACAGCAGTCATGTGTCCACAGCAAGTTAAAGATTCTGCGGGTTCTTCTCTCATTAAACACTTTTGTACCGTACCTAAACATCTCGCAAGTACCATTCTTACAGGCCCTCAGTGGGACCGTTACGTCATGTATAACATGCAGGACGTTACTTCTACTAAGGCACTATTGGCTGCACTGCCCTCTTCTTCTCTTTCTAAACGAGAACAAGCCATATGGGAACTTAACTGTGATATTAACGCGACAGGGCTTCCCATGGCGGTTGATGAAGCAGCCAAGATCCTTGAAGTAACTACTGTGTATATGGAAGAGCAGAACAATATTCTGCCAGACATTACCAATGGCAAAGTTACAAAGATAACTCAGGTTAAACGCATAAAAGAATTTATCAATGAGGTTATGGGATATGAATTCCTGGAAAGCCTTACAGCTGACAAGTTAGAAAAGGTAATGAATGATGAACACTTTCTTGAATTGCCTGATTCTGTTGTTAGCCTTATTGAACTGCGCGCTTCCCTTGGCTTGTCTTCGATCGGAAAGTATAAGCGCATTATGTCTATGGAACATAATGGCCGCATGCACGATAACAGTCGATACTACGGTGCCCACACAGGTCGCATTACTGGTATGGGTTTTCAGTTGCTTAATCTCCCTCGCGCTAGTGTTAAGGACGTTGAGTCCGAGATTGCAGCGTATTTTGATTTTTCCATATGCGAGCGTAATCCTGTTAAGTCTGCTCGTGCTCTCATTCGGTCAATGATTAAAGCACCAGATGGTAAATATATTCTGGCCGCAGACTACTCTGCTATTGAATATATTTTACTTATCTGGCTTGCTGAAGATTATGTGGCAGTACAGCGTTTCGCTCAAAAATTCGATCAATATATCGATATGGCCGCAGAAATCTATAATACGACTTATGAACAAGTAGTCAAGGACCAAAGGCAAACAGGTAAAGTTGGCATTCTTGGTTGTGGATACGGCATGGGCGCACAAAAGCTTATTGCTTATGCAGAACGTATTGGCGTAATTCTTTCTATGTCTGAAGCTCAGACTATTGTTCAAGCTTATAGAACCAAGTATCACCTTGTTGTAAAAATGTGGTATGCTCTCATGAAATGCGCAATGAATGCTCTTAGAAATGAGGGATATACCTTTACAACAAATCGTGTTCAGTTTAAGGTAGTTATTGATCGTAATAATCATCGTTGGCTACAGATGCTCCTTCCCTCTGGTCGTGCTATGTATTATTACGACCCTAAGATTGCCCCAGGTCTCTACGGCGACACTCTGTCATATATGGGTATGAATCAGACCACTAAGACTTACATGCGGCAGTATAGCACTCCAGGTAAATTGACAGAAAACGTCATTCAGGCATTGGGCCGGGATATATTGTATGATGGCAAATTTAAGTGTCGTGAAAACGGCTTAAATATTATAGGATCTATTTATGACGAGGTAATATGCGAAGAATCTTTCGAACACGACCCAAAGGAACGTCTTGCATTATTAGAAACATGTATGTGTCACACCGAGCCCTGGGCAAAAGGTCTACCCTTGAGAGCCGAAGGTTGGTATGGACCGCGATACAAGAAAGCTTAAACACATAAGGAGGCCATTTGTGAACTTGTCCAACGAATTGAAAAGTATATCTCAAGACCCTAAAATGGTATACCCTGATATTGATGCTATCATGTCTAACTGGACATATATCAATATCTTTTTGCAAACCAAAAATATAGACAAGAATGGCACGCTCCTGTTTCTCAAATACGAGCTTGAAAACAAGCGTAGAACTTCTGTCATTCATCGGCTTTTTACACGTTATATTTCTTTCAGGAAGGCAGAAGAATGGAATCACCTTTTGCACGCATTCGGACTCGAGAGATAAGCATAGAAGGCTATCTCAAACAAGAGGTAGAACGCCATGGAGGTCAATGCTGGAAGTTTGTTTCTCCAGGAAGAAATGGCGTTCCTGATAGAATAGTGTTTCTTCCAAATCATGGATGTATCTTTGTAGAGCTTAAAGCGCCAGGCAAGAAACTGCGTAAACTTCAAGAATACGTTCATGATTTGATTAAGAGCTTTAATTGTAAGATTGAAACTTTATCTACCAAGGAGCAAGTAGATGACTTCATCCAACGACATGTATAACACTCTCAGGATACTGCGTAATACTCGTGGTACCAACGCTAAAGTAGATTTTCTCCGCAAGCATCCTGAGTTGCGAAAGGTTTTGCGTACTACCTATTCGCCCTTCATCCATTTTAATATCAACAAGGTCAATTGGTCGAACTTCTCTGGTTTGGGCCTTCATGAATTCTCTGCCGATACCAACAAAGTCTTGAATGGCCTTAGGCAGTCAGGAGGTCGCGAAGCGAAGAAAGCTTTTTATGACCATATGAATACACTCACCCATGAATCGGCTCTTCTTTTGGCTGGCATGGTGGAAAAAGATCTTCGTCTTGGAATGGGCGCCACTCTCATTAATCGCGCCTTACCTGATACTGTTCCTGAATTTCCTATCGCCCTCGCTCACCTTTACGACCCGAAAAAGGCTAGTTGGCCTTGTTATGTCAGTCCTAAACTCGATGGCCTGCGTGCCATGTATATGCCAGGTGAAACTCCTACTATCAGGTCACGTAAGGGCTTTGAATTGAAAGGCCTTGACCGTGTAATGAGTGAATTGAAAAAATATTCTTTCAGACTTGATGGTGAGCTGCTTATACCTGGTAAATCTTTCCAGGATTCGAGTGGTGATATTCGGTCATTTGCTCAGACTGATGAAGTGGTGTTTAACGTTTTCGATACACCTGATCTTCATGACGAGTCCTTACATAACCGTCTTGGTATTCTTCTTGACTGTGTAAAGGAAACGAGTAATATTAAACTAGTACCTCATTATATGGTAAATACGGAAAATGGCGCATTCAACCTGTATAATCAATTCAGATCTGATGGGTATGAAGGAGCAATGGTAAAGTGGCCTGATGCTACGTATATCGGTAAGCGCTCTCATGCTTGGATGAAAATTAAGAACGAGGATACCTATGACTGCAAAGTTATCGACGTATTTGAAGGAACTGGCAAATATACCGGTATGGCTGGTGGCGTTATTATTGACTTTCATGGCGTCCCTGTTCGTGTCGGTAGCGGGTTGTCTGATGCACAGCGCATGATTTTTTTCCAAGATCGTTCTGAAATTATTGGACAAACTGTCGAAGTAGCGTGCCAAGAAATCACACCGGCCGGCAGCATGCGTCATCCTCGCCTTAAGACAATTCGAATTGATAAATAAGGAGGTATATCATGAGATCGAATAAGAAGATTCAAGAAGAGCGGTATGGTGAATATCTTGAACGCGTGACTAAGGCACGTAAGATATGCAATTCTTTCAATAAGAATACTGTAGCTTATGCTCTTGCACAGCGTTTGCGTGCTCTTATCTGCAAATATACTCTGGCAGAAAAGAATCTGATATGTGATAAATGGTTGGACGAGCCCCAGTCATTTATTGATTGGTGGAAGACTCAAGCCAATATCATGCGATACCCAGTTCTGTCATTGCGTTTACGGCGAAAAGATATTCGGTTTCCTTTCAGTCCTGAAAATTGTTTCCTCTTTTTACCTGATACAGCATTGGGAATCGAAAAATCCTCGGATTAGCCTATTGAACTAATTATAGAACTCTATAGAACTCTTTAAAATGAAAAGCGTGAATATTGTATCGCGTGAAAATTAAGAAGAGTTCTATAGAGTTTGTCATATATACCAATGAGTTAAGCACTATGGAACTTCGTGACTATCAGAAAAAGGCTATAGAATGGGGCAATAGCCATGATGTAGGATATTTTGCTGTCGATATGAGCATGGGAAAGACCGCAATTCTACTTCATATGATTGATCGTCCCACAATCATATTTGCACCTCTTACTGTAGCCGCTATTACGTGGCCTGAAGAAATAGCTAAATGGCGACCTGATCTTAAGTATCAAGTACTTCATGGAAAGACAAGATACTTGCAACCAGGTCTTGATGTGTATATCATAAATTATGATGGTATCAACTGGTTGAGCAAGGCTTGGACTATTGAAATGACCAATTATATGCGTGACGGCATGATTATTTGGGATGAAATGACAAAACTCAAGGATTCTAGTTCTAAGCGCTTCAAACTCATGAAAGAGTTTAAACGACTCTTTAAACGCGCATATGCCCTATCAGGAACTCCCGCACCAAATGGCGTACGAGATTTGTGGTCGCAGTATTTTCTTTTGGATGATGGAGAGCGCCTTGGAAAAAAGAAAACTCAATTCATGATGACCTATCATATTCAAATTGATAGATTCATATGGATTGAGAATACTGGTGCAATGGATATTGTGATTGATAAAATTAAAGATATAACTTTCAGGTTGGATGCAAATGACTATCTTAAACTTGAACCATACATCTTTTCATCTATTCCCGCATATCTCCCTCCTGCGTCCATGCAACGATATAAAGAGTTTCAGACAGAATTTATTACGACTCTTGCAAATGAAAGTACTCTTACGGCAGCTACTGCTGGAATACTCTCATTACGGTTACGCCAGCTCTTACAAGGTTCTATCTATGACGAGCAGCGTAACATTATATTCGATAATACCGCAAAAGTGGATACCCTCTTTGACCGAATTGAGGAAGCAGCTGGCGATCCCATGCTCGTTCCCATTCAGTTTAGAAGTGAACTTATCGAAATTAGAAAGAGACTTCCAGAGGCGCCAGCTATTATTGGGGGCACTCCTACCGAATTGTCTAAGCAGTACGTTCATGAATGGAACAAAGGAAATCTCCCTGTACTTTTCTGTCACCCCAATTCATTATCCCACGGCCTTAATCTACAGTATGGCGGTCACCGCATATGCTGGCTTGGACTTACTTGGTCCCTCGAAACCTATCAACAATTAAATGGCCGACTGCGCCGGCCTGGACAAACCAAACCGGTGCTAGTCGACCATATAATAATTCCTAAGACCGTTGATGATCGCGTGCTGAGTACCTTAACTCGGAAGGACGCGACGCAGCAACAACTGTTAAATGCTCTGAAAGAGTTTGCAAACGAGTCTGGATATCTATAATATCATCCTTGGTTGGAAGCTGTTCGAGAATCGCCTTAGTTCGAGCAGCTTCTATTTCCATTGCGTGCATATCCTTTCTTAAGGATTCACGTTCAGCAGCTTCAAATGATGTATAAGAATCAAACTCGTCTTTAGTTATGAGGTCACTTTTTATGATAATGACCTCGCGTTTCATGGCCCAGACAACTAGCGCCCAGACAATGTTACAAATGACTAACCATGTATCTATTGAGATATCATGGATACTCATTTTACGCACCATTCAGGAAGACGCTTGCCTCGTAAAATCTCCGCCGAACCAGCCCACCAAGTTCGACCTTTTGGCCTTTCACTGTGGCCTTAGTCCAACGAATCATTTCACGAGCAGCATCATACCATTCTTTTGCATTCACCTTCTTTTTGAAAGTGGAAGAGGCAAAAGCTCCAGAGCCAAGATTGTGCATCCATACCGCAATAGCCTGAGCGCGATGAGCAGGCTCTTTGCGGAGCACTGAGCACTGGATGAGTGCTTCATTATAACATCTGTCCAGCTCTTCAATGAGCAGAGCTTCGGCTTCTTCTCTGGTCACAGGAGCATGCGATTTATCACAGAGAGTGCCAAAGCCGATAGTCCAATATCCGGCGGGACAGATATATGGCTTTTCACTGAAGCCTTCAAACTCTTCCACCTTATCGAGCAGCTGTCTGGGCCATTCCATCACTTACCCCTTAATCATGTGAATGAAGTTGTACAGTTCCTGACGTTCTTCAGGATTTTCACGAGTTTCCTCGTAAATGTACTGAAGGAGATCCTGAATTGCGAGAAGCATATGGCCGAATTCCTGCTTCGACACATGCTTGTAACGCGGATCTTTTTTCGCCAGATCTCGGTACCCCAACCAACCTTCAAGTTCATCTTCGATACGTTCAATATCATCGAATCCCTTTTCGTTGGCGTATTCATTCTTTTTACCATAGGACTCTCTCAAGTCCTTGATAAGGGGCCGCACCATGCCCATCAGTTCCTTGAACGGATGTTCAGATCTTTCCGAATACCGGTCTTGGTTCCAATCACGACGATCATCATAACGGTCGTTGCGACGTTCATCTCTGCGATCATCGCGACGGTCATGTTCACGTTCACGGTCATGGTGTTGGGGTTCTACTTCACCGCCATTCGGGGCATACGTAAACAACGAGCCCTGATCACGGTATTCCTTCCCACGTTCATGGGAGGATTCCTCATTGTGTGCGAAGCCCTGCTTAGGAGCAGGACTCGTCGGAGCAAAAGGTCCCCGATACCCCTGATCTTCTGCCATTGGCTACCTCCCTTACGCGGTCGGAGCCGTAGCAGTCTGAGTGGGCTTATAGTGGCTGATGGCGAAGCCCTGCAGGGACTGCACAACCGAGGCGGCCGTGGAATCGGCAATGGCCTTGTTCTTGAGCGCTTCATTTTCGCGCGTCAGGCGAGCAATTTCGCTGTCACGCTGCATGTTGTCCAGCTTGCAATCGAGGCGGTCGAACCGCTGGTTCATTTCGCAGCAGCAGTCCTTCTGGGCCTGCACAAGGCGGCATTCCATAGCGGCACGGGCATTTTCAGCCTTCAGAGCTTCAAGCTCAATCTTGGCGTTGATGAGGCCGGAGGATTCGCGGATATCACGCTGGACACCGCGGATTTCGCACAATACGGTAGCAAGCTGTGCTTCAACCTTGCAGCAGCAATCGCGCACGGCATCGCCCACGTTGCGCGTGGCATCGTAGGTGCGGTCACCCTGGTTGCGCACGGACGCAATGACTTCGGCAATGGACGAACACAGCTTGGTGTCGAGCTGGAAGAAGCCCTGAGTGCTCGCAGCCTGAGCGGCGGAAATGCGGTCATGCAGACCGATGATACGCTGGCAGTTGTCGGCACCGACCAGACCTTCAGCACAGGCCTTGTTGCCATTGTTGCCCCAACCACCATTGTTGAACATGAGGAAGAACAACAGGATGACGAGCAGACCCATGCCGTCACCACTCCAACCGCCCTTGCCGTCGCCATATCCCTTTTGCTGGCAGAGCGCGAGAATGCCGGGAAGGTCCATACCCTTGTTATTCTGCATGAGGGCCATAAGGCCAGCGATGTCGTTCATACCAGACTCCTTGTCTTCCATGTTAAAAATGTTGGTAACAGTAGTTCCCTCGTCACCATCGGGCTCCGCATGCTTACGCATCATGTTAAGAGTCGCGCCAAGACCGGATTCCATACCCGGTGCATACTTGAACATTACAAACCTCCTACATGTTACAGGGTTATGGGATAGCCCAGACATTGTTAGTATAATACCACAATGTCTGGGCTTTGTACATTATTTTTCTCAGACATTTCTCGTAGAGAATATTTAATTATGACGTGATTCGCACATATTCGGCTTCGACGATCGGTTGCCAGTCACGAATCGCCGTAATCATAAGTTCATCGTGCACATTCCTATATGCCTGTTTCTGCATCTCAGCCATATACAAAATATTCTCGTCTTCTGGTGACGCTTGTTTAAGTACATAGAGTGTGGCTAATGGACGAATTTGCTGTTTGTCAAGATTGTCCATCCTTGCCATAAACTCTTGCTCACGCGCTTCAATCGTCTCCAATTCAATGGTCGAAGGATCTTCCAAATCAATGGGATCTCCTATACGAAGCCAAGGGCTAGAAGTAATATCAATACGTTCATTGGGCGCTTCAGGAAAATCGTCTGCGCACATGATAATATTGTTAATGATACCGCCTTTATCTAAAATAGCCATGACCTTCATAAATTACTCCGTCCACAGGCTATAAATATTAACTAAGCCCGGCGATCCTTGAGTAAGGTCTGCTGGCGCTGCAGGATCGCCGCCATTCGCCCAACCAGGCATAGCGTCACTGGCAGTATTTTGCCCTTGACCACCACCTCCGCAACCTGCTTTATATGAACCATCAAAACTAAAGCAGCCACCACCACCTGCACCAGATCCTCTCAAGTAAGTACCTGTTTGTTTACCAGTACCACCTGCACCTCCGGCGCAATTTATGCCACCACCCTGATTTCCATCACCAGAGTATGTACCACCCTGACCGCCACCAGTACCATTTGCACCTTGGTACCCTGCCGCTCCACCGGCGCCACCAGCCGCTGGTACACTGCTGACTTGACCACCACCGGCACCACCACCGCCGCCAGGACCATATAAATCCATTCCTGCATTTACATATGCCCTAGTTGTACCACCTGCACCACCAGTTGTTCCAGTAGTACCAGAAACTGAATCTGGCGGCGCACTTCCTCTACCACCCGCTCCTCCTGCTCCTACTGTACACTGAATAACAGTTCCGGCGTCAAACCACGAATCTGCCTGTCCCCATCCTCCTGTACCGCCGCCACCGCCACCTAGAGCAAAAGCACCAGATGATGGTACTCGACCATAACCACCGCCACCACCGCCGCCACCTAGGGCTATAACTCTGTAAGTACCAGAATACGGAATAGTATAGTTAGTAGTGTATCGATGTGTAACGTTTACAGCAGGTGGAGAAGTACGAATAGTAAGTGCAGATGCCTTCCACTGATTGTATTCAGCAGGAGTACTAGTTCCACCATCAAGGGTTGCTACAACTTGGATGATGTACGGTGTATCCGCATTCGGCAAAGTATTGGCAGGAATATTAAAACTCCTAACCGCATTTCCCAAAAGGCCGGAACTATATATATGATTCCAAGAATTGTCATACACATGGACAATATACTGAACACTACCATTTGCATTGGCAGTATTAGGATTATTCCATGTGACAGCTATCGGGTTTTTACGCGATATAAGAGACTGATTGGCCGTTGGCGCCGTAATAGGCGGCTGAGATGTCAGTTCATTGACAAATGTTTTGAAATTGAAAGTATTCGACCAGGCACTCCAACCAGTGGCGGTACCATTATTTCGTACGCGCCAATAATAGGTTGTGTTCAGAGCCAAGTCTACTACATTCCAAGATGTAACAGTATTGATAGCGCCTGAATCCTTAACAATAGTTAAGAATGACGCATCAGTTGCGACTTGAACTTGGACCTTATCAATAGTCTGACCAACAGGAGTACCATTGTTCCACTGAAGAGTTACTCCAGTCTTCGGAATATTTCCTGTACCAGTGGCTGGAGTAGTAGGAACCGGAACAGTCAGAGACGCACTCAAAAGTTTGAGTTCAAAGATATCCGACCATGGACTAACTACGTCTATTTTATACCCTTCCGGCCCTACTTGTCGCGCTGTTTGCCTTACTCGCAAATACGTCGGTTTTGCAGGAACACCGGCAGAAATAAATCCACCACTAAGCGCCGAGGTATATGACGTAAATATGTTACCAGTATATCCGCCTTCATAAGCGTTGTTGAATGACATATTATCGGCAATGGAGATATCATTCCAGTCAGTCGCGTCGCCTGTGGGAGTGGTAGAACTGCCATTGACTGTAATGAGTACTTTAGAAGCTTCAACCATTGACTGCGTAGTAGTATCACCAGAAGTTACCGCAGCACCATCTACCGTAACTACAAAAGTAGGTTTAGGTAATACAACCTGAGTGGTGAAGTTAATCTTAAGACTCGGTACGCCATCAATGCTATGAGCGTCGTTCCTATAACGTGTTTGGGCATAAAGTGTCTTATTATAAGGAAGATCTACAGCTATAGATGAAACTGCAGGTTTCATTTCCTTACGCCACACCGGATTAGTCATATCTGAAGTTTCAGATATGGCCAAAATAGCGATATCAGGATCAATGACATCATTTGCAATAGAAGCTTCGCTCCAGGTAACAGTACCTTTTGGATTAAAGTCAGTCTGACCCTGACGTGGACTACCAATAATAGGAGCGTCAAAAATAACACTCATAACTGTGGTAATAGTTACTTGGTTTGTAGCCCCCAAGGAATCCGTTGCAATGACCTTAAACGTCAGAACATACGTTGTATTAGTCGCAGATGGCGGATACTTCGTATTGTCTTTAGGCAAAGTAAACTGCACATTCTGATTGTCAATAATACCAGTATTAGGTGTGGCAACAATACCAGTATCGCCGAAATCAAACTTGTATGTAACAGGGTCGCCATCCGGGTCTACGGCACCACTCATTTTAATGGTGTAAGTAGTACCCTTCGCGACATTGGCCGGAATCGTATGCGTGAAACCAGCCATATTTGGTGGTTCATTCAATCGAATTTCCACCGGCTTTG